GTCTAATGCCGACTCTCGCGAATCGCCGGATCTCTTGCCTGCTGGATTTTAATGATCCTTTCGGCGTCTTCTCGGAATCGGTGCGCGTGGATACCGAACCGGTCGGCCGTCGAATCGCGTTCAACGCCACCAAGACCTGGAAGCGCGAGCCCAATACGTGCCAGGTCGAGATCTACAATCTGTCGCCTGAGCTAATGGCGTCCCTGTCCAAGGCGAAGACGCCGACGATCAAGCTCGCCGCGGGCTACATGGGCGACGACAGTTTGACCCAGATCTTTTATGGCCAGGCGATCTGGGTCCAGCACGAATTGCGCGGCGATTCGGGCGACGTCGTCACGACAGTTTCGACGACCGATGGCGGCGAGAAGAAGCAGACAGCGCGGATCAACGCTTCGTTTGGTCCCGGCACACGCACGTCCGACGTGCTCAGGCGTATCGTGCGTGAGCTGGGAGTGAAGCCCGGCAATGTGGATCAGGTCGCAGCCGACATTGACAAGGGGATCAAGTCGTCGATCTATTCGCAAGGCGTCACCATTTCCGGGAGCGCGGCGAATGAGCTAGGACACCTGTGCCGCGCAGTCGGCTACGACTATTCGATCCAGGACGGCACGCTATCAATCCTCAAGCTAGGTCAAGCGCGCGACGACTTCGAGGTCGTCTTGGATAGCTCATCGGGCCTGATTGGCTCGCCGTCGATCTCCAATAAGGGCGTCGTCAAAGGGCGCTGTCTGATCTTCAAGGCCGGCGCAGGCCTCGACCTCGTGCCGGGGCGTCGCATCAAACTGAAGTCGCGATTCCTAGGAGGATCTTTCATCCTGGCCAAATGCGAATTGAAGGGCGACACGCATGCGGAGGATTGGTTTTGCGACTTCGAAGCCGTCGGGAAGAAAGCCGACTTTAAACTGGTGACCTAATGGCCGAAGCGGAACCAGTCGAAGCAGAGCTTATCCGGCGCGCGATCGAGTCGCGGCTTGTCGACGTGCAAATCTCGATGCCGGGGATTGTGGACAGCTACGACGCCGCGACCCAGCGCGCGACGGTGATCCCTGCGCTGCGTCGGCCGATCTATACGGTCGACGATGATCTCGACGCAGAAGAGATCCCGCCGCTCGTAAATGTGCCGGTGCGCTTCGATCGGTCGAGCAAGTTTAGTACGCACTACCGGCTGCAAAAGGGCGACTTCGTCCACCTGGTTTTCCAAACCTACTCGCCCGCGGAGTGGCGCGCGACGGGCCAGCTTGCCACGCCTGGCGAGATCCGCCCGCACGGCTTTCACGCCGTTGCGTATCCCGGCTACTATCCAGACACGTCGGCCGGCGTCGACGTCGATGAATCGATCGGCGTGCCAGGTTCGCACTCGTCGCGCCTGCACTTCACGTCGGCCGGGATTGAGGCCGGCGACGACGCGGTCAAGCTCAAGGCCGTCGCGATTGCTGCCTTGATTGATACGAATTTTCAAGCGCTCGCAACGGCTCTCGCCGCGGCCCCCGGCGGCCCGATCACATTCACGCCAACCCCCGTCGCATCGGCGAATCTGAAAGCGCTGGAACCATGATCCCGATCTCTTTCCTGTCGAACGACGACGGCGACGTCGACCTGTCGAAGGGCCTGCGCTTGACGCCGGATCTCCAAACCTACGTCGTGCAACGGCTCCGCCAAAATCTCTCATTCTTTTTGGGTGAGTGGTTTCTGGATCGGCGCCTTGGCTTGCCGTGGTTTCGCATCTTGGGCCAGCGCTACGACCCGTCGCTCGTGCGCTCGCTCTTCAGGCGGACAGCGCTCTTGACGCCCGGCGTCGCGCGCGTGCTGCAAATTCAAATCTCGTTTGACCGTCGGACTCGTGTCCTGAGCGTGCCGCAATTCGCCTGCATTCTCAAAGACGGATCTCAAATCACCCAAGACGATCTCGGGCGGCCATTTACGCCCGTGCCGGAGGCCGTAACATGACGACTGCATTTGGTGTAATCCCGACCGGCTTCAATCGTAAGTTGCTATCCGACATTCTCACATCGATCCAGGACAAGCACCGGACGACTTTCGGGGAAGGGATCGACGTCGCCGTCGCGACTGAGCTGGGCCAGCTCGACGGCAATATCGCGAGCGAGCTTGCAGAGATCTGGGAGCTTGCCGAAGAAGCGTACCACGGCTTTGACCGCGACGCGGCGGCCGACTATCTCTTGACCGCGCTCGCCTCGCTCACCGGGACTGAGCGCCGCGCCGCGCGCGCGACGACCGTCGTAGGCGTCTGCAACTTGAACGCGGGCAGCACGGCGCCTTCGGGCTCGCTGGTGTATCCGACGGGGCGGCCGGATCTCTTGTTTTCGCTCGACGCAGCGGCGACGAATAGCGGCGGCTCGCCTGCGGATATTGCCGCGTCGGCGACTTGCAATCAGACGGGGCCGATCCCGATCACGGCCGGCACAACATGGGTCATCCAGACGCCGGCAAGCGGCTGGAACAATTTCACCAATGCCGCGCACGACGGCGTCACCGGGCGCAACGTCGACACGGATATCCAGCTCCGTCAACGTATGTTCGACGAATTGGCGATCCGCGGCGGCTCGACCCTGCGTGCCGTTAAGGCGGATCTCGAAAACACGGCGGCGCATCCGGAGCTAGCCGGGATTCGTTTCGTCGAAGGGCTCGAAAACGTCGACGACTTGATCGACTCGAACGGCCTCACGCCGCACTCAATCGAAATGCTCATTGATGACGGCGACTCACCCAGCGTCGCGGACAATGACATTGCTCAAACGATCTTCGACTCGAAGGCCGCCGGCATCAAAACGAACGGGTCCACGCTCGCGAGCGCGGTCGACGAAAACGGAACCTCGCAGCCGGTCCGCTTCTCGCGCTTCACGCTGAAACCGGTATACCTCGCCTATACCCTCGTGAAGACGGCGGACTACCCGGCGGACGGGGACACGCAGATCAAGGATCTGATCCTCGCGAAGGGCCAGGCCTTGACCGGCGGCGACGACGTGATCGCGCTGGCGTTCCAGGCAATCCCGCTCGCGGTCGCAGGCGTCACCGACGTGACGGCCTTCGCGCTTGGTTTCGCGCCGAGCCCGACGCTAGACGCCAATCTCCCGGTCGGCATTCGCGAGCGGGCAACATTCAGCGGCGCGCACGTGACGATCGCCTAAAAGGAAAATTGGCAACGTCCAAAGACATTCGGATCCTGCTCGTCTCAGGCGAGCACGACGGACGTGTGCCCCCAATCGCGCGAGGCGATGCCTATCTATTTTCCGTCGACGACGGCGCTGGCGGCTTGCAGACGATCTGGAAACCTCGCGAGATTTCTGGCACGGCGCAGGTCGGCGCGACCGGCGCGACCGGCACGAGCGGGGCTGTCGGCGCCGTAGGCGCGACCGGCGCGACCGGAGGGACCGGCGCGACTGGCGCGACGTCGGCCAGCTCAGGCGCCGCGGGCGCGACCGGCACGAGTGGCGCGGTCGGCGCGATCGGCGCGACCGGCGCGACCGGAGGGACCGGCGCGGTCGGCGCGACCGGCGCGACCGGATCGAATTCGGGCCTGTCGTATACCTGGGCCTGTGATACCGAATCGCTCGCCTCGGTAGTCACCGACACTTTCATCATTCATGTGCAAACGAACGCGCCGGTGACTACCGAGGGCGTTAGTTTCGTTGTCGCACCTGTCGCGCAAACGCTGACCGGTATTCGCATTTTTATAAACAATGCTTTTGCGACGGCTGGGATTACACTCACGCTCCGAAATAACCAAGTAGATACCGCACTAGCAGTTACACTAGCGGCCGGCGCGACTGTCGGGTCGCTGACCGGTCAGAGCGTTTCAATCGCCGCCGGGGATAAGCTCTCGGTCAAATACCACCAAACGGCCGTAGAAAATAATACGACTATGGGCCTGCGCGTCGTGGTTTTTTAAGATGATTACTCTCAAGGTATACCGCGTTTCTTCGACGATGCCCGGCGAGGCTCCAATCGCGCTCGCGGCGGCTCAGGTATTGGTCACGCGTGTGTCGGGCTCGATTGAATGGGCCGACGAGTCAGAATTGAACGGCCGCGGCGCACAGGGATCGACCGGCGCGATCGGCGCGGTCGGCGCGACCGGCGCGGTCGGCGCGAGCGGGGCTGTCGGCGCCGTAGGCGCGACCGGCGCGACCGGAGGTACCGGCGCGACCGGCGCGACGTCGGCCAGCTCGGGCGCCGCTGGCGCGACCGGCA